ACGATGATGCCGACGCCGGTCGGCCGCGGCGGCGTCGCCTGGTTGATCTGCACTGCTAACTGCGCCTGCATCATTGCAAAAAAAGCCCCGCAGCGAGCGGGGCCCCAAGTCGCCAGGGTGGGAGGACCGGGGTTCACTGCTTGAGCTTGAGTTTGCGGTCTGCTTCGCGGCAAGTTTCTTCTACGCCAACGAACTTGCCGTCGGTGGTGAAGACGATGCAGTGCACCGACCGAGGCATGTGATCGAGCGAACGCGGCGAGCGGATCGACACCACCTCGGCGGGATTGATCTCTATGATCTGGCCGCCAGGGCCGGTGAGCAGGACCAGCGTCAGGGCGTCGGCAATAAGCTGGCTCACGTACGCGTCTTCTCGCAGAACCGGCAGGCCATCATCCCACTCGTGCGCAAGTCAGTTGGTTGGCCCCAGGCAACAACGCGCGCCGATCGCGAGCGTTCATAGTCCCACCCTCACGCACCCCATCCAGGCGTAGGGCTCTGCGGCCGCACCGGAGCCGTAGCCAACAGTCGCGGGACCTGGGCCATACGCTATGGCGAACATTTCGAGGTAATCCGTCGTTCCGTTCATCAACACATGCACTGTTGCCACCGCCGTCACCTGCGTACTTGCTGGATTTATCCCCGCCTCCGAGCCAGATACTACTGCGCCATTTTTCGCTACATTGACGACCGCCGAGAGCAAGGTGCCAGCGGCGCCGCTGGTTCTGACATAAGCGTTAACCGAAACCATGTATGTGCCAGGAACTTTCGGCTGGAACCTATAGTTCACAAGATCCGCAATGCCATCGACATCGTAATCGATCGCATTAAGTCCGACTTTTGCGGAGACGCCATTGCCGAGGGCTTGCGAGTTCGCCATGTAAATCTTGGCACTGTTCACAGGAATCATGAATGGCGCGAGATCGATCTGCTTCGGCGCTGCCGCCCACGTGCCGGCCGCGGCCTGATTGGAAGTCAATCGAGCGAGTTGAATCAAAGGGACATTCGATCGCGCGACGTTCGAATAGAGCAGGCCGGGATTGTTGCTGCCGGAAGAAATCGCCGTCGAGTTACCCAGCCTGATGTAATCACTAGCGGACACCACGCTCACGGCCAACTCGACCGTCCCGGCATTGTCGATCGCGTAAAGAATGATCTGCTGGTCGCGCGCGCTCACATGACCCAGTGAAGCACCCGCCGGAAGTACGATGGAGAGCGGCGTCGTCACGCTGCGGATGACGCAATCACCGGAGCCAGCTAGCGCGTCGCGAAAGCCGAATTGGACGACATCGCTCCCGCTCGGATCAGCCCCGGCTCGCGTCTTGATCGCGAGCGTAAGCGCATTCGCGGCTACCGAGGCCGTGATGATGCCGTTGATGATTTGATTGATCGCTGGGTAAACAATGCCAGCTGGCCCCTGCGGACCGATTGCGCCGGTCGGGCCTATCGACCCCTGCGGCCCCTGCGCTCCAGTCGCGCCGGTCGTTCCCTGCGGCCCTTGCGGCCCCGTATTGCCTATCGGTCCCTGCGCTCCGGTCGCTCCGGTTGTGCCGGTCGGCCCCATCGGCCCCTGCGGTCCGGGTTCGCCTTGCTGGCCGGTACCACCCGGACCCATCGGCCCAGGCGGACCGGGTACGCCTTGTGGCCCTGGCGGCCCAATCGGCCCCGGTGAGCCTGTCGGCGGTATCACCAGCGATTGAACTGGCGTCGAAGTGTTCTGCGCGAGCGTCATCCGCGGCGTGCCACCAGCAAGATCGAATCGGTCGCCGGCCATGGTTCAAGTCCTCGCGTCTGTAAGCGGTCCGCTCACCGGGTCGTCCCCTCGACGACCGCGGCGGTGCCTTCCCACATTCTCTCCTGCCAGCCGCTCGGCATCAGCCGCACGAGATCGCTGACGTAATTGCCCGGCACCAACTGACTCAAGCGATTGCGATCCAGAGTGATGGTGAACGCGCCGCCGACCGCATTGGTGATCTGAATGCCGCTGGCAGGGGGGGCCGAGGAAACCGAGACGAGGACATTATGATCGCTCTCACTGCTCCTGACCTCCATCTTCAGCGTCGATCCAGTGAGATCGATCGGCGTCGTGGTGACGCCGTCGGAGTTGAGCGTGGCATAGAGAAACGGCACGATCCAGTCGTCGTTCATCGCTATGTTCATCGTGCCAGTGTAGTAGGCGGGGCCCGACATGGAATCAGCTCATGGCATATATTGGCCGCCGGATGATGCCACTCCCGCCGCGTTGCCGGGGAAGTAGCTGGCGCCGCCCTGGTACGAATCGACCACAGCATTGGCTATGGAGCTCCACATCGGACCCGTGACGTTCGCCTTGCCGGTGATAGATGTGTAGTGCATCTGCGCGATGCCGAGCGTGGCGGCGGTGACGAAGCACGAAGAAAACGTGACCGGTCCGAGGATGTTCAACAACGGCCACTGTGCCGGATACGGAACTGGAAAGGTCAAGAACGCGGCGTCTTCACTCCGTATATGTGCGGCCGCATTGGCACCGGACTCTATGGTTATCGTACCGTTGCCGAACGAGACCACCGTACCGGATTGGCCGGCGGCGATGTGGAAGCGCGCGCAGGGGCCGAAGTGCAGGTTGTGAAACTGCGCGTTGCCGCCGGTGACCGTGATGCCGTCGAGCTGGCCCGCGCCGGTGGTGAAGCGCAGGCCATCGTAGTCATAGAAGCCACCCGTTTGATAAAAGCAAGAATATAGATTTGCGGCCGCCGGGACCTGCACCGTCACGTTCTGCGGGTTGGCCGAATTACCCTTGACGTAGACCGTGCCGGTGCCATTGAGAGGCCGGAAATACACCGGCTGCGTAACTGTGTAGGTGCCGTCAGCGATGTTGATGATCTGAGCGTAATTGTTCATATTGTATTTGAGGACTTCGTCGCTTGCGCGCTGGATCGTCAGGAATGGTCCAATCTTTCCAGTCACAAAGGTCGGCGAAGTGCCGTCGTAGGTGTCGTTCCCGGTCGTGCCGTTGACATACCAGTTCGTGTTCTTCTGCAGCAGCGGCAGCGTGCCGGGCACACGTCCTTGCGTACCGGCAACGATCAACCATCGCGTGCCGTCGAAGAACAGCAGCAGCCAGCCGGTGCCGAGGACGTCGCCGATCGCAATCGGCGTCAGATCGGCGTTGGCCACCGGCATGAACGAGCTGCCGTTGACCGAGAACACCGTGCCCCCCTGCGCGCTCGGATAGACCGCCTTGAACCAAATCGCGGTGCCGAACGGCGGCGGCATGATCGGCAGCGTCGGGACGGTGGTGCTCCATTGCGTAGCACTGCCCAAATTTGGCGCGCCCACTTTGAAGTGGTTGAACACGTCCATGATCTTCATCATCTCAAGCAGCTGGTTCAGGTCGGCGTTGGTGCCGACCAGACCGGCCGCCTGGATCGCGTTCATGATTTCGCGCTGCGGAAACTCGATCGACGCCGCGGGGACGATCGAGCCCTGAATGCCCGCCGCAGGGTTGCCGTCGACGTAGGAGGCGTTCGGATTCGATGGCTGATCGAAGGGTTGATTGTATTGCATTTTTGCGAACCTTTTTAGAAAACCACGACCTCGTTCCACTCGGTCGTCACAGCAAACGACCAATCACCTGCCGCTGGAACGGTGGCGCGGATCACGAAGCCCTCGTTGGTGACGAGCATCAGCGGGTGTTCGTCCTGCAGCTTTTCAAAGAGCGTCAGCGCGCCGGACATGAACGCAGTGCTGGGGGCGATCGGCGCGGTCACGGTGCGCGAGTCGAGCGGATCGGGATCGAGCGTGCGCGTACCGGGAGTCAGCGCCGCCGTGGTGGCCACCATGATTTCCGCCAGCGACGATCCCATGCTGGTGCGCAGCTGGGCATGTTCGCCGCTGAGATCGGCGAGCGCGCCGCCGCCGTCCGGCGCGGTGAAGCTGCGGGCGGCGTAGAGGTCGAACGTCGCTAGCCCGGCCGCGAATGCGGTATCGAGCGTCCAAGCATTGAGCCGCACGCGCCGCACCAGGCCGAGCAGCGTCGCCGGCCAGTAGAACGAATAGATCGGTGAGTGAGCGGCGAGCCCAGCGGCCATGACGCCGCTCTTGGCGCAATGCTGGAACATGCCGCCGGTGCCGTAGTCGAGCGGATATCCTGAGGTCAGTATCATCGAGCGTTGCAGCGAGCCGTCGCCGAGAGCCGACAGATCGCGCATGCGCACGTTGAAGAGGTTGCCGACGCCGTCTTTGATTTGCTTGTTGTCCATCTACATTATTCCCAACGCGAGATATTGAGTGTTGAATGTCTGGGTGAAATCAAGCGCGACGACCTGCGAGAAGTCGTAGACGATCTCGGTGTGCGCCGGCTTCCAGCGATCGAGGATGCACTCGAGATCTTCGGGGACACCGATCGCCAGCAAGCGGTCGACTCCGCATTCGCTGATGCCGGTACGGAAATAGGTGAGCGACAGCGCGCTGACGTGGACTGTCCAGTAATATCGAAGCTCGGGCGCACCGAGCTGCCACATGTAGCGCGTCGGATCGTCTGGATTGTCCAACGTCGAGCGCGTGTCGCCGACGCGCGAGATGCCGCATATATACGGCAGATATTCGGTGATGGTGATGGTGTAGCCAAGCGACGCCGCCACATCGATGAAGAACTGGCGCGATTGCCCGCCCAGCATCGTCATCTTCAGCAGCAGCGCTTGCCGGCGCGCGACAACGCCTTGCGGCGCATTCACGCAGGGATCTGGCAGGCCCCAATTGCGCTCCCAGTCCGGCAGCAACTCCACCGTCAGCCGCGGATCGGATTCGATCTCCAACAAGTCGGCGGCGCGGCTGTCGACGAAGCCCCAATAGTCGGAAAGGCCGTTGCAGGTCTGGACCAGAGTCGACAAGGCATGCCTGGGCCAAGCAGGTCCTTGCGGCAACAGCGCCAGAAAAGCCTGGGCATAGTCCGCGCCGCTGCGGCGAACGTGGACGTCGGGGCCATTAGCCATGACTCGAATAGGCGATGCTTTGCTGCGAGACCGGCGGTGGCACCGGCACGGTGCTGTAGTAGATGTCGCCCAGGGTTCCCATGTGGCCGTTGTCCGGCATGATGTCGTCCTCAACCGTCGTCATGTCGAAAGAAACCACGCCGGCCGCGCTCATCACGGCGGCAAATTTCCACGCCGCATAGATCGTTTGCCCCGGTGTGGCGTATGCGAAAAGCATGTCGAGGATGGCCTGCTCGATCGCGGCGCGCACGGCCGGCGTATCCGGATTGAGATTGGCGATATCGAAATCGATCGGCTGCTTCAGCGGCGCGAGGACGTAGCATTCCTTCACCGTCACCGGCCGCACGGTCGCGAGATAGGCGGAGACTGTGTCGATGTCGGTCTGCAACGGGAAGCCGCCATTGTCGACGCGCAGATCGTCCATCATGAAGCGCACCGAAACCGTGCCGACGCCCATTTCCATCGGCGCGCACCAGGCGCGGGTGACGCCCGGCACGGCCAGCGCCCATTGCTCGTAGTCGGTGGCATCGCCGCCCATTGGCGGCTCGCGGATGCGCTTGAGGACACGGGCGCGCAGCTCGGCGTCGGTTTCCTGGTCGGCGCCACCATCGAGCGTGACCACGGTGGCGCCGGCATCGACGCCGGCGACCGGATTGACCAACGCCAGCGGTGCGCCGGGCAGCTGATTGCCTTGCGATCCGTAGTCGATCGCGCGCACGGTGACCGGCGCGGCGACGTCGCCAACGGTGATCTCTTGGGTGGTCTCATAATTGACGCCGTTCGCGCTGGTGAGCTCGGCCGCGAGCGGCAGGATGACGC